CTGATGGATTGGAGTGTGATTGGTAGCCGTCGTTGCTGTGTGCAAGCCATTCGTCTACGATGGTTTGTACTACTATTTCGTCTGCGTCGCGTAGGTATGTGTTGTTTGCGATCTTGGAGCGTTGACGACGGCGATTTGCTTCCGTTTTTGCTAGTTGGAAGAGTTGTCTCCATCCACTTTTGTTTTCGTCTGTATACTTATCAGTGTTGTAAATAGTAGAGATAGCTTTTGCGATTTGTGTTTCCATATGTATTTGTGTGTTTATGTTAGTATCTGAATATTCCTAATACCTCTCCTATTGTTTATGGGAGATGACGTGGTAGATGTATGGTTTTTTACCGTTGGCAATCCATTCCACAAACATCTCTTTGGTGTCAAAGGTTTTTGTGTAGTTGGTGCTGTAAGAGTTCTGACCTGTGTAGTCGTATGTAACTGTTATCATAGTATGTATTGTTGGTGGGTTATCGTTCTTGGGTTCCAGTGAGTTCTTTCAGGTCTATCATGTCGTATAGTAGCCACATTTCTGAACAGTTGATCTCTCTCTGTTCGTTTGTGACGGTGTCGTATTCCATTAGTACCTGTGTGCCTTCTGAATATTCTGCGATTATTAGTGCAGTTGTTAGTGCGTCTAGTTCTGTGTCATGTTCTCTTTCGTATGTGAAGTCGAATGATTCTGATGGGATTTGATAGGATAGGATGTATGTTTTGTTTTCCATAGTTAGTATGTATTGTTGGTTTTTGTGGGCTGATGGACACCAAAAAGCGGGGGGCGGTTGACGCCCCCCGCTCTGATCGGATTAGCAAGTCACTAGGAATGTGTCTTGCCAGCCGTTGCTCCAAGTCACTACGTCAACTGTGACAGCAGTTCCTCGGCGGATTGCTTGGTCGTGCCAGACCTTGAAGTACTCTCCGTCCTTGGTGCGGATGGTGTACGGGTAGTCTTTGTCGGCAGATTGTGGACCGACGGCAACGATGTCCGCTTCGTAGTGGGCGACTGATGTATCTGATGTTTTAGCTTTGTTACTCATGTGTTTTTTAGGTTGTTGAGCGGGATTGCTCACGAAAAAGAGGTTCCGTCAAGGTGGAGAAGACCCATGATCCTCGGAGCTTGCTCCGTAAGGAACATGAGGGCTTACTACCTTGATGGGTTCTCCGTGAGCAATCCCGATCAACAACCGTATAGAAAAACATATGCGGAACAAAGCGTTAAGAAACAGCAGATACATCAGTCGCGGATCCACTACGAAGCAGAGGACATCGGTGACGGCGGTACGCAATGTGACGGGAACAAAGACTGCCCATACACCATCCGTGCCAAGGACGGAGCGCAGTGCTCCTAGGTCTGGCGCGACCGAGTGATACGACGAGGGACTGATGGCTCAGTTGACGTGCTGTTAGTGACTGGAGCAAGGGCTGGCAAGATGCATTGCGACGTGACTTGCTCCGATCAGAGTGGGGGGTGGCAACCGACCCGTGCTTGTATGGTGTGATTGTGGTGTGTGGTGTGGATTAGGTGGCTCTAGGCGTGAGGGTTGGCGATGCAATGAGCAAGATAGGGTAACTTTATAGCCGTGCCTCAGGAACACGGAGCTTGGGAGCGAGGTAACTGTATGATGGTCAAGCAGATAGGGTGACTAGTTTGTGCATGAAAAAGGCTGCGATGTCTGTAGGTGCATGGATATTGGGTTATGTTACGGCGATTTGCATAGAATCTGGGACTCAATGGTTCAGGAAACGGGTGCAATACCCCCCAATGGGGGAAAATGAAACCGCGAACAAGAAGGAGTCCCTACCAGCGCATCCAATTTTCAATATTTGGGATTTTACGCTAAATATAGCTATAGTAGTGAACGCCTTAGCACTGGTTTTCAGTGTTTGGTCACACTTGGCACACTTGGGTCACACTTTTTCTATCGTTTTAAATGTTATAAGTCAGTACCTTTATCAACGACTTATGAATTTGGTCACACAAGTCACACTTTTTTAGCCCTAATAAAAAGCAAATTGATTTTCTGGAAAAAAAGTGTGACTTGTGTGACCACTTCTGTAAGTACCTTATAATCATATAATAAAAGTAGGCACACCCCCCTAAAAATAGTGTGACCTGAGTGTGACTTGTGTGACCAGCTGGCAACTAACACTTGACAACTGCTGCATGGTACTACAGTAACATGGTAGTGGAAACAAAGAAGACTGATGGAAGAACCTATGCTGCTGGTAAGACACCAAAGCAAGTTATTAAACAACAGAACGCAAAACGTACTAGATGCCACCGAAAACGCATGAAAGCAGAAGAGGACATGAAAGTAGCCAAGAAGGAGCTTGCTAAGGTAGAGAAGGATCTATCAATCAAGCAGCAGTTTAGGGATATGATGGCAACAGCCCCCACCCCAGCAGAGCAGCGCAAAGCCCTACTTGCAATGTTTGCTGATCGTGGGATCAACCCTATTGAGGAGTTGATGAAGTTTACGGAGGACAGTGATGTATCGCTAAAGGAGCGAATAGCTATATGGAAGGAACTCGCCAGTTATACACAGCCGAAGCTTAAGAGTGTAGACGTACAGCAAACTATCAGCGGGGAGATGAAGATTATGACAGTAGACTACAGTAAGATCAGTAAGTCAGATATTATTGACGCGAAAATAGTTGAGCCAGATCCACAGTATGATGAGTTCTTAAGTGACGAAGATAAAAACGCATAGACATAGATGAGTATTAGAGTACCAGCGCAGGGCTGGGAGCCGAGAAAGTATCAGCTTCCATTGTTAAAATATATGTCGCAGACTAAGCGGTCTTTGCGGGCGGTAGTTGCATGGCATCGTCGTGCTGGCAAGGATTTGACGTGTGTCAATGTCATGGCTATCAAGTCTTTGCAGCGAGTGGGGACTTACTGGTATGTCTTGCCCTATGCGAATCAGGCTCGCCGTATTGTGTGGAACGGCATGACTGGTGAGGGCAAGAAGTTCATCGACTACTTTCCTAAGGAGATAGTCGAGAAGAAGAGTGAGCAGGAGATGCGCATTCACCTAAAGAATGGCTCTGTAATCCAGCTCATGGGATCTGACGATCCCGACAAAATGGTTGGTGCTAATCCTATTGGCGTGGTGTTTTCTGAGTACAGTATCTCAGATCCCAGTGCGTGGCAGTTAATTAACCCGATTCTTGCAGAGAATGGCGGCTGGGCATTGTTTAATGGAACACCCCGTGGTGAGAATCACTTTTACAAGATGTTGTTAAAGGCTAAGGCGGATAGCTCTTGGTACAGCAGCCACCTATCGGTTCGTGACACCAAGGTAATCCCCTCAGAGGAATTGCGAAAGGCGCGTAATGAGTTGAATAATGAAGCTCGATTCCAGTCGGAGTATATGTGTTCCTTCAAGACACCTGTTGAGGGTGCTTACTATGGCTCGCAGATCAACAAGGCTCACAAGGAGAAGCGCATTTTGGAAACCATTGCGGTAGATCCCCTGCTACCTGTGTACACTGGTTGGGACTTGGGCATGGATGACGCAACCACAATTTGGTTTGCACAACTGTTTCGCAACGAAGTACGTATTGTAAACTACTACGAAAACAGTGGTGAGGGTTTGCCACACTACGCAAGAGAGTTGCATATGTGGGCGGCAAAGAGGGACGTAACGTACGCTAAGCACTTTGCACCTCATGACATTAAGGTGCGTGAGCTGGGTACTGGTAAGTCCCGAATAGAGACCGCAAGGAGCTTGGGGTTGAAGTTTACTACTGTAAAAAAACTACCGATCATCGACGGGATTGAGGCAGTGCGTAATCTTTTACCAAGGTGTTGGTTCTCTAAGAATGACTGCTACGCAGGCATTGAAGCCCTAAAGGGTTACCACAAGGAATTTGACAGCTCTAAGGGCGTTTTTAGAAAAAGCCCCGTACATGACTCAAATTCGCATGGTGCGGATGGGTTTAGGACATTGGCTGTTGGTTTAAAGCAACCAACAATGGGTAAGAGTAAAAAAGTAAATCATGAGTACCAAGTCACAAATATCAGTTGGTGAGTACCACAGGTTGTCCCTGTTGGATGAAGCAGTGGTTCTTTATCACTCTATGGGTGAAGACTTCATTCAGCTGCTAGATTATTACATCAATAGTGATCAGCTTTCTGAGAAATATTTTTTTGGAGGACCTAATTATCTTTTTCTTCTTGAGGTCAGGGTTGATGAAAAGGGGTCGTATTGGCACGTTGCCTATGCTGCCCATAGAGAAAAAGAACGAACCTTACATCAGTTCTTTGATCTTGCACCATTTCCCCTTGACAGGGTACACTTTTGCCGTTATCAAAAGATGCATACGGATGATCCGTACAAATTTTACAACTGGAAAACATTTAAACGAATTATTTCTTATGGGATCGAAACCAAAAAAGCCACCCCCTCCACCACCACCTCCTGCGCCACCCCCTCCTCCGACGCCAGCAGCTCGGCAGCCAGTTAAGGTAGCGAAAAAGGTGTCTAAGAAGCTTACTTTCGGATCTCAGTTTAGTTCTGGTACTGCCGTCAAACGCAAACCAGTAGCTGTAAAGAAAACACAGGGTCGCTCCTCTCTAGGTGGCGGAACTGGTTTGTATGGTTAAACTGCTTCAACGATATGAGGAACTAAAGCTGTTAAGGTCTAACCTTGACAGCATGTTTCTTGATGCCCAGATGTATGTCCGTCCAAACACACAAAAGTTTGATCACGGGCAGACATCCTTTCAAGATGATGGATCTAGAGAACTTTATGATGACACAGCAGTTTGGTGTAATCAGATGTTCGCTAATGGTCTTAGTTCTAATCTGATTCCAAAATCTGATCGTTGGTTCTATTTGCGAATTGCAAACACACCGTCTGGGGAGTTAAACCCAGAAGAAAAGAAGTACATGCAGGATGTCGCTGACCGAATCCTACATGAATTTGCACTACCCAAGTCCCAGTTCTATAACTCTAGTCATGAGTGTTTCCTAGATATTGGTGCTTATGGTACATCTCCCGTCCAGATCTCAGAAGTTGATGGAGTAGTGAACTTTCGTTCTCGTCCTCTTGCTGATGTATTTTTTGACACAGATCAGCACGGCTCAGTAGATACTGTTTACTATCGCTGCTATAAGACTGCGCGTCAGATGATCCAAGCATTCCCACAAGTTGAGGACATGGAAGGGTTTCAAAAGGACAACTCAGTACATAACAAGTACGAACTTGTTTACACAATTGAGCCAAACACAGATCCAGCTGCAAAGAAAGGTAGCCGAGTCGGTAAGGGTCGTCCATACAAAGTTACTTATTGGTGTCCTGCACTAAAAGAACCAATTCAAGAAAGTGGTTCTAGTTATTTTACATTCTTAGTACCTCGTTGGTCTAAGTTAGCTGATGAAGTTTATGGGCGTGGTCCTGCTTTTGCCTGTCTCTCTCAGATTCGATCTTTAAATAAGATGGTAAAGGAGGCATTGGTATCCGCAGAATACTTGAACTTCCCAACACTTACCGCAGAGGAAGACAGTATTATGCTTCCAATGAAGTACGGTTCTCGCCAGATCATGTTTCATGAAGCTGGTAGTGAGAAACCAAGTCCAATCATAGCTGGCAATCAACCTCAGTATGTGATGGAGATGATCCGCATGTACCGCGAATCTGTTAACCGCTCATTCTTTGTTGACCAAATCATTCGACAAGAAAAGAAGGAGCGTCAGAGTGTTACTGAAATTCAGGACACCCGTGGACAGATGCTAAACCAGCTTGCGCCGCTTCTAGGTCGTATGGAGACCGAGTACCTCGGACCAGCCATCGAAGCGACATTTGCCCTATTAGAACGCCAAGGACAGCTACCTGAGCGACCAGAGTCATTGAATGGTGCTCTACTTGAGATCAGTTACTCTAGCCCAGCAGCACAATCACAATATGCCACACGTCTTTCTGATATCAGTGCTTTTATGCAGGATATAGCTCCTCTTGCTCAAGTTAAGCCTGAGATCATGGGTGCTATTGATGAGCAAAAACTTTTAGCCAATTATGCTAAATACCGTAACCTTGATCCAGATGTGATCAAATCAGCAGAAGTAGTTAACGAACAAAACGCCGCAGCCGCAGAGCAGCAGCAACAAATGCAACAAATGCAGGCAGCACCACAAATCACAGGTGCGCTGAAGGATGTCGCGCAAGCGAAGCAAATAGATCCAGAAGGCATTGGTCAGTTGCTAAACATTTAAAATGTCATTACTAAATTCCCTTGATAAGCTGCGCAAGAAAGCGCAGCTTAAAGAAGATCTCATCCACATTTTAGAAACTCCGCACGGACAGCGGTTTTTTAAAGTATTGCTACGTGAGTGTCATGTAACTAAACCAGTGTTTCACACAGAGGAGTCAAAACTCCGTGAGTGTGAGGGGCGTAGGCGTTTAGCTATGAGCTTCTTAACTTTGTTGGGTCAGGACGATCCGCAAGAGCTTATTAATAGGCTCGAAATGGAAAACAAATAAAAATCAATATGAGTGAAGAAATTAATGAGGCAGCACCTGTTGCTGAAGAAGCACCAAGCGGTTTAGGTCTAGCACCCGAACCAGTATCACAAGAATCGGCTCCTGTTTCCGATGAAAGCACATACTCGGAGTTTTATGACTCTCTTCCCGATGAGCTTAAGCAACACGATTCGCTGCGGAATACAAAATCCCTACACTCCCTAGCAGATCAACTAGTCAACGCACAAAGTGCTTTGGGTACTAAACGGCTGCAAGCTCCACAAGAAGATTGGGGAGATGAAGAGTGGTCTGGTTTTTATGATCAGATTCGACCAAAGGACTCGGAATACTCAATTCCCGATGAATTGAAAATTGAGGGGTTTGAATCAGTGCCTGACCTCCCAGAAGATGCAACCCAAGAGCTTGTTGATTTTGCGGGTGACATGGGTCTAAATCAGCAACAGTTTGATAAGCTTTATTCTAGGTACATGCAAATGGGCTTAGAAGGACAAGCTGAAATGGAGACAAACGCGCAGAATCAGATCGAGGAATTGCGTACAGGAGTCAAAGTTGATTGGGGCGACAAGTATGAGACTAATCTCAAACAGGCAAACCAAGCATATGATGCTTTGACCTCCGAAATTCCAGAACTTAAAGAGCTGGTTGAGTCAGATCCAGTTATGGCAAACCACCCAGCGGTGCTTAAGTTGTTTCACCGTATTTCAGAAGTAGCTGGAGATACGCTGCCGCTGGCAAACAACAACCCAGCTAGTGGTTTTACAGACCAAAACGTTCATGGAGTTAAGTCAGCTATTCAGGAGCTAGATGCAGACAATGCCTCGTTGATCATGTCAAACCCATCTGAGTTGAGCATGGCGGATAGGACTAAGCGTCAACAAGTTCTAGAAAAACGAGCCAACTTATACTCCACATTGTATCCATCGTAACTTTTTACTTGACATCAGGTAAAACAGGGGTTATTCCAGTAGTATTGGGATAGCCCCTTTTTGGGGTCCGAATGCAGCTTTGGAAAGCCGTTGGTTTCGTAAAACTAGAAGAGTCCGAAAGGGTAGCTCATCGAAAAGCAAACTTCTAATTAAACTTAACCCAACTTATTACTATATATTATGGCATACGTACCACCTGCATATCAAGCTGATACTGGAACACCTCCAGGCGGCATTACAATCAACACAGCTTACGTTGAATCGTTCAAAGCTGGTTTCGAACAAGCGTTCCAACAAACTACATCTAAACTCCAGCCTTACTTTGAGCAGGAGTCCCAAAACGAAGAGTTCCAATACTTTGACCGTATTGGTACAGCTGAGCCT